AGCAAACGAGTAGTTACTTTTTTAGCATTTTTACTATGTGCTGGCGCTTTTATAGCAATGGTATTTGGTTATCCAATAGATCAAAAATTGTTTGACTCTATGATGTATATTGTAATTGCAGGATTAGGATTTACAGCAAGCGAAAAGTTTGCACCAATTAAGGAAATTAAATGAAAAAAGTTATTTTAGCTGTTATTGCCAGTTTAGCACTTGTTTCAGCATTTGCTGAAGCAGAAACCAAAGAAGTCTGTAAGGACAAATTAGACAAAACAGGTAAGCCTGTTAAAAAAGCTGATGGTAGTCCTGCTAAAGAGTGCAAAACTATTAAAGTGCATCAAAAACTTGAAGGCACTAAAGTCGAAGACGCCAGGAAGAAGTAAATTTATATTTGACAAGCATACCTAGATCTGTTATAATATAAATTAGCAGACCGATTTTATCAACCTTACAAGGAAGTTTATGGCAAGTGGTAAAAGAGCAAGACGCGACAATGTAATTCAATTGGAACGCAACCCAGTAGAGTATGGATTTACAGACGTAAAACCCCTAAACTTTATACAAGCGGAGTATCTAAGAGCAATTCAATCTAATCAAATAGTGTTTGGTGTAGGAAGTGCTGGAACAGGTAAGACGTATGTAGCAGCAACGTATGCAGCGGGAGAACTCTTTCATAGACGTATTCAGAAAATAGTTCTGACTAGACCCAATGTAGAAACAGGACGTGGGCTAGGATTTTTACCAGGTACACTAGAGGAGAAATATGCTCCATATCTAGAACCTTTTGATAACGTGTTTACTCGTAGCCTTGGAAAAGGTTTTTATGAGTATGCATTAAAGGCAAAAACAATTGAGCCTAAACCACTGGGCTTTATGCGGGGTGCAACTTTTGATAATTGCATTGTTCTTTTAGATGAAGCACAAAATGCTACACGAGAAGAAATGAAAATGCTGCTATCACGCATTGGTAAAAACTGTAAAATGATTATTTCAGGAGATGTAGATCAAGCTGATATTCCTGACTCAGGACTATCAGATGCAATCAATCGTTTAGATCGTATTCCAGATATTGAAGTTGTCCGATTCATGGATGATGATATTGTCAGATCTAAAATGTGTAAACAAATTATTTTAGCTTATAGAGATTAAATTATGGCAGAAATGTATAAACCCACAGAGGGTATGGCTAGTGCAGCCAAACGTGCACTTAAATGGCATGAAGAAGGTAAACCTGGCGGAACTTTAGTTGGTTTAGCACGAGCCAATCAATTAAAAGATCGCGAAGATTTGTCAGCTTCAACAGTGTTAAGAATGTTTTCATTCTTTAGCCGTCACGAAGTTGATAAACAAGCAACTGGTTTTAATAGCGGCGAAGAAGGTTTTCCTTCAAAAGGTCGAGTTGCTTGGGATATGTGGGGCGGTGATGGTGGTTTTTCATGGAGCCGTCAAAAACGAGACCATATTATGGCACAACGCGCACTACTTGTACACGAAATCTTAAAACTCAAAAAATAAAAAAAGCCCCTAGTAGCAATACTAGGGGCTTTTTTGTTACTCAATAATATTCCAACGTGTGCCATCACAAACAACAAACAAACTTTTTTCAGATCCAAGAGTTTTATCGCCTGAATCATCTAAATTTTGTCCTGTGCCTTTGACTTTTACGTTACCTTCAACTTGATTTTTTATTATGTATATTTTACCACTTACTGATAGTGGTAGTGTTATAGTAATGTCTTTTTTAATAGCGCCAATATAATAATCTGTGACTAAAGCAGTATAACTAACTGCCGTAAGTTTAACATTAATATTAGAACTACCAGAATTAGTTGCACTTAATACACCTAATGGTGTAATAGACAATCCATTACCAACTTGAACTATGCCAAGACTAGTAGTAGTTGCAATATCAGCATCTAAAGCATAATCAAATACACCTGAACTACTTTCAATAGGTAAAACTGGAATTCTTTTTAGTCCACGTCCAGGTTGGACCGGTGGTCTACTGTACGCCATAATAGCTTAAGTCAACAACCATTGAACACCGTCATATATCAGTGTCAATGAACCATATGGAGTATTAATTGTAGCATTTACAGCACCATCAATCGTACCAGCAGTTGGAACAATAGTAATAGGTGTTGCAACACTAGCCAAACCTAGACCATCTTTAATAATAAAAGTTTGTCCCGTTACACCAGCAGGCAGATTTACTGCTACTGGTACGGGTCCAGGTACTTGTACACTAATAGCACCGTCTGCGCTTAATACTGCTACGGGTGTTGTTACTGCAATTCTGATTGCTGTAATTACTACTCCGCCAGCACTAATAGTAATTTTATTTGCACCAGTACCTGTGATAGGAGTAATTACTATACCAGTACCTGCAACAATACTGGTGGGATTATTTGTATATGACATATATGTCCTTTAAATTAAGTTATGCTCCAATCGGAGCCATTAAATACTACTGTAATGCTACCAAATGGCACATTAATTGTACCAGTTCCTGCATCAACGTTTTGTCCTGTTCCTTGTATTGTAATAGGTGCATTACCTGCATTTCCACTACAATCTTTAATTACGTATACTGTTCCTAATATTCCAATAGGCAATGTAATTGTTACTGGTGCAATAGTTAATACACATAAAAAGTAATCTGTGGCTAAAACAGTATAAGTTGCTGTTACTACATCAGTAACAGGCACTATACCAGGAGTACCTGGAGGTCCTGGTGGTCCTATTGGGCCTGGATTTCCCTGAGGGCCAGGAGGGCCAGGAGGGCCAGGAGGACCTATTATACTACTATTAATAAACAAATCACGATCATCAATAATAGGCGGACATATTGGTAAAAATGGGTTTGTAACCCAACCAAACGGGCCTTGTTGTTGTTGCTGTTGTTGAAACATTCTTATTCCTTATAAAAAAAGCCCCCTCGGCTCGTGACTGAGAGGGCTTAAACTACACTAAATATTAACGAATGTTAGTATTGGTATTAGTTGGTGTAGAAGTTTGTGTACCACTTCCAACGTTGATTGCAGCATTGTCATTGCGAATGTTTTGACCCAAAGCCCAAATCATGTTGGCCAATTGACCATATTGAGCTTGTTGCTGTGATTGTTGTTGCATTTGATTAACAGTAGTAGTTGTATTAACTTCAATACCACGAGTACGTTCTGCTAAACGGTTATCTCCACGCAACTCAATGATTGCTGCATTAGCATCAGCCAATTGACGCTGCAAGTTAATTTCGTACTGATTTGTAATCAATGCACGAGTTTTCTCACCATCAGCTGAAATATCTTTGCTCAACTCATAACGGTTTTCCATTGTGGTTTGTGAAAGGGCAGCGATTTGTTGTGCTAAAACCATTGCATTGGCATTTACCGCATCTTTAACACCATCTGTACGACTAGCTAAACTAGCTGTGATGTTATTAAATTGATTAGTCAATCCCAGGCTTTGTGTTGCTTGTGATGCTTCGAATTGAGCTGCATTAACAGCTACTGATTTATCTACTTGACCAATAGATTGCATTAATTGCATATTAGCGGTTGCTTGACCAGTAACAGCAGCAGCTCCGCCACCATCAGCACCGCTACCAAATAATCCACCGCCTTGACCGTTACGCAATAAACTGCCCAAGATCAATCCACCAATTAAACCACCTCCTGAACCAAAGCCCAGACCACCATCACCGCCACCCATCATAATGCCACCAGGGCTCATTACTTCTGCCATACTCTTATCCTTTAGTTTTGTAATCTGACCCATAACTTTATCATAATAGTTATTAGCCTGAGTTAATTTGTCTTGAAGCGCACCCATAGTAAATGCAATCTGTTCTTCAGTTGGATTTACACCTGGTACGCCAATTTCATCTGCCATATACTTCCTTTAAAGCAGAAATGATACTGCGTATCACGCGCAGTCACCAAAACCTTGGCAACTGTAATAATTATAGCATGTTTGATATTCAAGTACAACCTTAGTTTTATGGCTACAGGAGTAGAAATGCAAGTTACTAAGAAATTATGTTCCAAAAACAAAAAAGCCCCCAAGCTGTTAAACTTGGGGGCTTCTTTTTTGCTTACTCTTCTGGAGTAGCTGAAGGTGCTTCGCCTTTAGGCATCTGACCTTGCGCTTGCGCTTGAAGTTTTTGCGTCAATGGATTAGCAACTTTAGCAGGAAGTTCCTGCAAGCCTGCTAAAATAATATTGGCTTCATCAAACGAAATGTCTTTAAATGTAAATGTTGGTTTATTCATAATTTTTGTTAACGGATTGGACAAGCACCAGTAGC